CCTACGCCCAACCTACCTTTACAGGTAGACCCTCACCTTGCTCTTTTGGAGCTTGGTCGGGATAGGCCTTCCAGGTACCCACTCCCACTCGCGTGGAAGTGAGCTTGGGTCTTCAGTAAAGTACTGAAGAAGCCTTCCCATCGTCTGAGGATCAGTCCTTTTGGACTTCGCTTTGAAGCCCAACCTGACTGAGTATGCTCTCTGTAGATCGACATCCCACCGAAGATTCGGTGGGGGAGCCCCCTTGCAGAAAGATACTAACCCCAGACGCGGTTCGTCTACATGGCCAACCCACAAAAGCTTACGCTCCTGTGGAGGTAACCACGTAAGCACATAGTTGGCCAACTTCCACCACCCTTTAAGGTGGAGGTTGTTGGAGAATTCAACTAGTGCTGCTGTCGACGGACCGTCGCCACTGTACGGTTTGCGGTAACGCGCTGGTGTCACATCGACACCCTTAAACGCGTCACAACCGCAGGATTCGCGGAAATTACTTCCCGCGAATGACTTGCGATCGTTGACCAGCAATCCACACTCGTGTAGAACGAGCTTTGTGGCTCTGGCAGCGTGAGTTGGGACGATGATATCATCCCCAAACACGCGGACCCGATCGAAGTCGCTCTCCCAGTCATGCCAGTTGTTCCACCGCCCCTCCACTAGGCGTAGTGCCCAGACGGAGAGGATAGTGAAACAGATTGACTGTACCGGGAAAGTCAACGCCGATCCCATAGTGGCGAACTTCCTGAGCTTGACATACCGATATGGATGCCAATCAGGAAGTTGCACGTACTCAGTTCTCACCGCATCCATCGCCTGTAGTAGGTCTCTATGAGACCCAAACAGGTACTGGACTAGGCGATAGCTGAGACGGTCGGACGCATCACTTAAATCAAGTGTTGCGTACTGTCCACTATACGACCCCTCGAGCGCCCACTCGCGTGAGCGCTCTTGAGAGCGGAAATCGATCGACCTCCCTAAGGGAGTAGAACCGATTCTCTCCTCCAAGAATCTACGGATAGCTTGTTGCATCCATTGATTCGAGGCAGGCTCAACGCAGATAAGCCTCGGACCCTTCAGGGTCTTTGGAACCTGCTCGAGCCTTGACGGAGTCATTTCCTCACGATAGTCCGGGACCTGATCAAGTGATCCTGCCCCGTACCAATCCCAAGGAAATGCCGCTTGCAATTTCGGAGACCATGTGGTGAAATCATATTTATCCACACGGCCTTCCGCGATTGCGCCGGGTCCATGCTTCGGTACTAACTGCCACCAGTCAAGCTCTCCCACCATTGAGATAACTCTACGAGACAAGTCTCGGAGAGAATCCCATGGCACGAGGGCGCGACTACAACTACAGCGCTGGCCAAGAAGACCAGCACTGCAAGAGCTGCAATAATCCATCCATAGCGGATGGAGGTTTGCAGAACCTGCACCGACTTCCGTATCAGTGGAACAAGGTTCCCCGACACGAGAAGACGGATAAGGAGGTGGTAGACTCGACTCCACATTGAAGAAACCCCCTTAGGGATTTCCGCAGGGCGGTACGGCTCGAAGGTAGTTCAACCTTTGAGCAGAGCTGGAACGCCATCCGTAGCCAGTTAATGGCATGGACGACGTCCCAGATTTCTAGCTCTGTTGAGTCGAAGCAGCCTTCGTCCGAATGGACCACACTCGGGTCACCATCGGGTTTCCGTGGCTTAAGCCACAGACTACCCTTTGGAGAACTGAATGGGCCGTTCGAGCGATTGAAGCACCGAAGCACTTCTGACTGATCAAAGACACGAGAGAGGACTCCCTTGAAAAGCAAGGGTCGTCCCTCCCTGGTGCGGCCGACACCTCGGGGGATTTCAGCCCCGTAGAGGTATTGCCTTCCATCAGGGATCGCTCCGTAGTCGAGGCACCGGTCAAACCAGTGCCCATACTGCGGCAGGGTGTAGCCGTAAAGGCGCCACCCCAGTCTTTGATCCAGAGACTGGAGGCGGAGAAAATCCCGATCCAGGCTCTTTGTCAGCTCAGGCCACAACAGGCGTGCCTCATCAAGAAGCACACTGTACAGCCCGAGCGCATCTTTCGTGTCGCTTTTCATAGTTTACCTCATTTGTTGGGGTTTACTATCGACAGGCGATGTAGAAGTACAAACACGACCATTGAAAGACTTGGTCGTGTACTCAACCGCACCCCGTCCTGGGGTGTTGGTCTAGGTCAGTTCAGACCGGCGACGAGATCATCGACGACGGCTCCTGAACTGGCGGTGAGGCGAGCTGTGACACCCTTGGCCACATACCCAAGTTGGGTTGGGCCTTGGTATTTCCCAGTTCGCATGGTCCACGTGATCGTTTCCTTCTTAATGGGATCCGAAGACGTGGGATAGGTGATATGCTCGAGGTACATATTGTGCCTCCGCATAACCACCCCATCACCATCCGGCGAATCTTCCGAATGCCGGATCTTGAGACTCCAGGCATCGGTATCAGTTACCAATCGGTACTCTGACCCGAAGTTATCCTGGTTTACTCGGTTGAGAACTTTGTCAACCGAGTTCACCGTAAAGGTGATTGTACTTCCGAACGCCATGCGCTCTACTCCTGGTTAGCAGACCAACTACCTGTTGGAATGCATCATGCCGACAGGATTCCCAAGTAGCTTGAGAATCCCTAGGCTACCCAGGACTGACAGCTTAAAGGGATCCAGTAATGGAACCCTCAGGCTGGTAGTAGCGAGAGATCCAATGGATCGCACTTGCCGCCATTTCTGGTCGTACTCCACTTTGCATCCTCCCCATTGGGTAGATGCGGTGGAATATGGCTTCCAGTAGGTCCAACCTCGTGTATGACACATGATGTTGATCCTATCTGGCTTGAACATAACCATGTTATGTCCAACATTGAGCAGGTTCGAAATATCTGCGAACCAGTCAATGGCCCACGACCACGGCAGTGCTTTCCAGACCTGGACAGGGATCTGTCCGGCATTCAAGCCGTAAACAGACCTAAAGCTATCCCACCAATTGGGAAGCCTTCCTATCTGGGTTGGATCACGAAGGGACCACCTGACAGTCGCCCATAACTCGGCGTCGAGAGACATTTGCCAGTTTGGCCAAATGCTCAAGCCGCCAGTTGTGTTCAGTGCCTGATTACCTGAGGCACTGTACGAGCGCTTGCCAAGTTTAACCTTCTTCCTGACACTTCCAGTCGTATATAGACGTAACAAATCGCGTTGTCGTATCTCTACGAGTTTCGCGAAGTCTAACATACGGCTGATGTCTTCGATTAGCGGTTTCCAGCCGAACTGGTACGCTAAGGTGGCCGCAGCGGCCTCCCTAATGTCCACTAGGCCGGAAGGATGCCTTGCGATCTTATGCAAGAGATCCCCCGCGTGTCGAAGCATCTTGGGTAGATCCCTTAGCTCGGCTAAGCCGGTCAAGAGATACACCCTCGGAGTGAGAGGAGCACTCTGAGATATTATCCGAGCCGTCGAGACGTCGTTCATCCATCCTTGGGAAGTCCCACTGATGGAAGCGGCGCCCGACGGGGAGGAAGGAGCGATAGCGGGCTGATCCCTCACTTCTAGTGAGGTACCAACTGCGCTAACCCTCCCGATCTCAGTGTACCGCCTGTGTCGAAGATCTAGGGGATGGTCAGATGACCTCCCTAGCTCATCTGTGCAAGAGTCATGATCAGTCACCGTAACGGTACTCGAGTAAACTGACCCCCCATAAGCGGGGCGCCAGTGAACAAGGGTCGTTACGGATGACAAGTTACGTGATCTGACTCTTGCCATTGACACAGTCTCGCCACTATCAAGGAGTCCGACATCGGAACGGAGATTTCTCTCCGCGGAGGCCCTCGGGTGAGG